AAACAGCAGATGAACAAGTGCTTGACGACGAAACTGTGAACAAAATGAGAGAGAAGTTTACAATGACTAACCTAGACAGCAGAGTTGAAGATGCACTACCAATTATTAACAGAATAATGAGTGAACTGGAAGCACCTAAAGAAGAACCAGTGAACGAGCTAGACGACACAGACGGACCAAAAATAAAAGATACACAACCTACCATAATACCTAAAGACACCGACCCTATTATGGCACAGCCAGAACCGCAAGTGGACCATGGTGCAGTAGTACAAAGTTTCTTGACTGACCCAGAAGCTAAACTAGTACTAAGAAAAGATGCATCAGCAGACAAGATGTTATCAGCAACAAAATTCAAAGACAAGAGCACAATGCTTGGAGCAATACTTTCAGACATAGCATCGAGAATGTTAACAAAGACAGGAGAGGAAGACAGAGTGGCAAACTTTGCTTCTAGAGTAGCAGACGGAATAGAACAAGAAGGTTCAGCTTCATTCAAACCGGGTCCGGACTACAACAGCAATAAAAAGATCGCAGTACAGTTAGCGAAGAGATACATCGACGACTACAAGAAAATGCAATCAGATTCAGCGTATGCAGACCAAGTGAGAATGGATCCAGCAGATTTCAATCCTAAGAAAGACATCAAAGGAAAAGCGATAGGCAAAGAAACTGAAGCGTTTGAATCATGGGTTGACGAGACTGTCAACGAATACGCAACTCCTAAAGATGCAGAAGACAGACAAGCAAAATTAAAAGCACTACAAGATTTACAGATGGATCCAAACACAAGCAAAGATCCGGAAATGCAGGCAGAGATACAAAAAAGAAAAAAAGAATTAGGAATGCCGAAAGAAGAAAACCAATTAGAGGGTTTGACTTTTGAGGACATCAAACCTTACGTTTCAATGTACACAGACAAGGATGGCAAGAAAGTGAATGCTGTGCTAGACAAAGACGGTAAAGAAGTTTTCAAAACACATGATGCAAAAGCGGCCATGGCATACCTTTCACAGAACTACGACAAACTTAAAAATGAAGACAATGCTCCAGACATGGTGATCAGAGATCCAGATGATGAAGCAGAGGACAAAGAACAAGAAATAGCAAAAGATCAAGAAGAAGCAGAAAAGATCAACACAGAATTAGATAGAATCAAACAACTAGCTAACATCTAATAATAAAATACCCACATTACCAATAATAGTAGTAGACAACTGATAAATATAGTTGTATATTATGTACTATATGTCTAATATACATTTAGGCAAATTAAGGCAACTTAAAACTAACAAACATAGGCACACAAGGAGGCTTACATTATGGCATCATTAGCTGAAATAAGGGCGAAGTTAAAATCCCAAGAAGTGAATCGCTCCACTTCCAACACAGGCGGAGACAACGCCATTTATCCACATTGGAACATAGCAGAAGGATCAGAAGCAGTACTTAGATTCTTACCCGATAAGGATACAACAAATACATTCTTCTGGACTGAGAGAAACATGATCAAATTACCTTTCGCAGGTATTAAAGGTCAGACTGACTCTAGACCAGTACAGGTACAAGTACCATGTATGGAGATGTATGGCAAGACTTGCCCAGTACTAACTGAAGTTCGACCATGGTTCAAGGACAAGAGCATGGAAGACATGGGCAGAAAATATTGGAAGAAGAAAAGTTACATTTTCCAAGGTTTTGTCACAACAAATCCGTTGGCGGAAGACACAACACCTGAGAATCCAGTTAGAAGATTTATAATCGGACCTCAGATCTTTAACATCATTAGGAGTGCATTACTGGATCCAGAGATGGAAGAGATGCCTACTGATTATGTGAAAGGTGTTGACTTCAGAATCAACAAAACTACAAAAGGTGGTTACGCTGACTACTCAACATCAAAATGGTCAAGAAGAGAAAGAGCTCTGGACGAAGCAGAGAGAGCCGCAGTAGAAACACATGGGTTACACAACCTGGGTGACTTCAGACCAAAAGAGCCAACTGACGCAGAAGTGAAAATAATCAAAGAATTATTTGAGAAATCTGTCGAAGGTGAAGCTTTTGATCTTGAGCAATATGGACAGTATTACAGACCTGCTGGAATGGCTTATCAAGCTAAACCGCAAGTGACTGTACCAACAGCAACTCCAGTAACCGAAACTGCACCAGCAAGTGCACCTGTTACGGAATCTGCACCAGCACCACAACCAGCGGCGGCACCGGCAACGGCGGCTCCTGCAGGCGACAGTGCCAAGAGAGCAGAAGACATCTTGAAGTTGATTAGATCAAGACAAGCAAAATAATCTGACAAATGTTATACGAGATCGATGGCAAACCTGCATTTCGTATAAATCTTTATGATCACACCGTCGCCCACAAATGGAAAAACTTAATTGAATCCATTTATGTAGGCGACGGTGAGGACATAGATCATATGAGAACATTTTTTAGTTTACGTACACGTGACGAAATCAGAGACATGTTGCTAGACGCTGTAACAAACATTAACACTTTTTTGAAAACAGGATTTATAAAAATACCTAAACAAATAAATTGGAATGATCAAGACTTGTACAACACACTACACATGGCATTTGAAAAACTATCCGGAGACTTTGACAATCCTACTAAATTAATGAAAATTGCACCAATGAACATAAAAGAAAATATTAGAGATTTAAATTACTGTGTACATGCATTAGAGCATAGTTCAAGTGAAGGCACACTAGATCAATTACCTATACAATGGACTAAGAAAAGAATAACAACTCCGAGAATTAAGCTCACAGAGAAAGAACATAGTTTGTTTCAATTTAATCAAACAAAAAATGAAGTATACCTAGCATACAATGAATTAGGAAAAAGTTATGTGGATTTGTGTAATGACGACTTACCATTTGATTATGATGCTACAAAGAATAATCATTACATCGGTGCTGATATTAATATTGCACTTAAGGATAAAAAAAATATATTTGGATCAAATTTTATCGATTGGTGCAAGGACAATGACATTGATCCTTTGGAAAAGAAACACGGTATTGGCATGTTGCCAATTGGTAAAATAGAGATAATAAACATGGAACATTTGACAAAAGACAGTAAAGCAAATATAATAGTAGAAAGGAACTAAAAATTATGACAAAAGTATTTGACGCAACAAAGTTTAGAAAGAGTATTACAAAATCAATACAAGGACTGGGCATAGGATTCAGTGATCCCACAGATTGGATCAGCACAGGAAATTACGCATTGAACTATTTGATGACGGGCGATTTCAACAAAGGGATTCCGCTAGGTAAGGTTACTGTATTTGCAGGAGAATCAGGAGCAGGTAAGAGTTATATAGCCGCAGGAAACATTATCAAGAATGCACAGGACCAAGGTATATTCGTTATACTGATAGACACAGAGAATGCATTGGATGAAAAATGGTTACAGGCATTGAAAGTAGACACATCGGAAGATAAACTTCTAAAATTAAGTATATCCATGATCGATGACGTAGCTAAAACTATTTCAGAGTTCATGAAAGGTTACAAAGAAGCCCACTCAGACGACAAAGAAGGTGCGCCTAAAGTACTATTTGTAATTGATTCATTAGGCATGATGCTTACACCAACTGACGTTAATCAGTTCGAAGCGGGTGACATGAAAGGTGACCTAGGTAGAAAACCCAAGGCATTGACAGCACTTGTGAGAAACTGTGTCAACATGTTTGGTTCATGGAACGTGGGACTTGTAGCAACCAACCATACATACGCATCACAAGATATGTTTGACCCAGATGATAAGATATCGGGTGGACAAGGATTTATCTATGCAAGTTCAATCGTTATTGCAATGAAGAAACTTAAATTAAAAGAAGATCTAGACGGTAACAAAGTCACAGACGTAAGAGGTATAAGAGCCGCTTGTAAAGTCATGAAAACAAGATACTCTAAACCTTTTGAATCTGTACAGGTTAAGATTCCGTATGAAACAGGAATGAATCCATACAGTGGACTAGTTGACCTATTTGAGAAGAAAGGCGTACTAGTACAACAAGGAAACAGACTGAAATACATTGATAAAGCAGGTAAGGAACACATCGACTTCAGAAAACAATGGATAGGTGATAAATTAGATATGCTAATGGCAGACTTCAAAGAAGATACAAACTTTGCTGACAAAGTCGAAGAGCCAGAAGTTAAAACAAAAGCTAAAAAAACAGAACCAATTAAAGAAACGAAATAGATGATAGACTTTACACACGAAGATATTGAACGATTGTGGAACTCAATTATACATTACGTCCCTGAGAGACAGAAATTGGACATGGCAATTGACTTCATTAAGAGTTTGGAGGACATCGGTGTAGAGCATGACGAGATAAAAGCATCTGCAGAATACGATCCAAAACTTGAAGAAGCTGTCAACACTGTGTTCGAGGAAGAGGAAGTGGATGAAGATGGATATAGTGAGGATGAATGATAAACTGGTACAACGAAGTAAGTAGGAACCTAGCCAAGATACCCGATTGTGTAGCATACTTTGACCTAGAATTAATAGAAGCAAAGAAGCAGTGCAAGATATTTGGCAATCTAGAAAGAGCGGCCGCTTCATTGCCCGGTATAGTCGAGGAAAGATTTGGACAACTGCAACAGCTAGAGGCCATACTAGAATATCTAAACATAGAATTGAGAAGGCTAAGATCCAAAACTTTTAGAAAATTCCTCGAGAACTACAACAGAGCATTGAGTAGCAATGACGCAACAAAATATGTTGACGGGGAAGATGACGTTGTTGACATGACAAAAATAATCAACGACTTTGCATTGATAAGAAACCAGTGGTTATCCATCACCAAAGGCTTGGATCAAAAACAATGGCAAATAACAAACATTGTTAAATTGAGAGTAGCAGGTATGGAAGATGCTGACATCTAATAGAATAATACTCACAGACGTAGACGGAGTACTGCTGGAATGGGAACACCATTTCACCAAGTGGTTACAGCTAAGATCATACTTTGACAAAAACGGAACTAGAAATTATCCTTACAAGTTAGTAGACATAGGGCAAGACGACTACGAGATGGCTAACAGATTCAATATTAGTAAAGATACAATCCGACAAGAGATCAGAGAATTTAATAGAAGTGCATGGATGGGAACACAACGACCTATGTTAGAATCACAAACTTGGGTAAAGTTACTACACGCAGAAGGATGGACTTTTGTACCAATAACATCACAGACATCAGATGTTCCAGCACAGTGTCTACGTAAAAAAAGACTTGGTGAATTATTCGGTGAAAATATTTTCTCAAATTACCACATACTAGGCACAGGAGCAGACAAAGATTCCGCATTAGCCGAGTTTCACGATACCGGGCTGTATTGGGTCGAGGACAAGCCTAAGAACGCACTAGCCGGGCTCAAATACGGTTTAAAACCTATATTAATTGACCACCCATACAACCGAGACTTCAATCACCCTGACATTGTACGTGTAAATAATTGGAAACAAATACACGAGATATTATCCAAATGAAAATTTATGTAGGCTGGGATTCAAGAGAAGACATTTCGTATCAGGTATGCGAACACTCAATCAAACGTAGAGATCCCGGAGCGGAAGTACAGCCACTCAAACAGAACGAGATGAGACAGCAAGGCATGTACACTCGCGAAGTCGACAAGTTGGCAACAACGGAATTCACATTTACTAGATTCTTTGTTCCGCATCTTAACAACTACAAAGGATGGGCAGTGTTCTGTGATTGCGATTTCCTTTGGAAGGTACCCTCAAAAGAACTTGAACAGTACTGCGATGATTCCAAAGCAGTCGTCTGTGTGCAACACGATTACACACCAGAAGAAGGATCAATCAAGATGGACGGACAAGTGCAGACTGCATATCCAAGGAAAAATTGGTCAAGCATGGTGCTCTGGAATTGCGGACATGAGAAGAATAAAATTTTAACACCTGAGTTTCTCAATAAACAGACTCCAAAGTTCTTACACAGATTCAGTTGGTTGGAAGATTCAGAGATAGGATCACTGCCACATGAATACAACTGGTTGGTAGGTTGGTACAAAGAACCCAAAGATGGCACACCCAAGATACTACACTACACGGAGGGAGGACCTTGGTTCGATGGTTATAGGGATTGCGAGTATTCCGACGATTGGAAGAAAGAAGTCATCAACCTGTTCAGTGCATAATGGAATTCTTTAAAAGATTAGACAAGCGTTATTATCATACAGATCCAGTAGAACATATTTACGGACAACAGATACGTACAGTGGCCGAGTACGATGATCTATATGAGAACCAGACACGTTTCGAGGGCACAGTCTGGACAAAATTTAAAGAGACACACAACTTAACTTTTCAGTTTCATGACGACCTTAAGGACATAGATCTTTCAAAGGATATCACATGCTTATGGTTCTTCCGAGAACGAGCTGATAGATCTGCCGGAAATGATATATTATTAAAAGATAAAACAATAACTTATAATCCAAATGCACTTTTTGTTACATCATCAAAAGAAATTAAAATTGTTAAACGGAAGAAATTCTTTCCCAGGAGACCATGTGTACAAATAGATATTAATAACGAAATTTACCTAAATATAAAAAAAGGATTAGGTATTGATGAGTGAAGGTGAAAGATTTCTAGATAAGTGTCTCACAACAACAGTTGGCTTACAACCGTGGCCACACCAAATCATCAACGACACATTGAGTCAAGAGGCCTTTGCAAAGCTGAAGGACAGTTGCTTTAAAACAACATTAACCAAGACAACAGAACTACATCATATCTTTCCGGATCAGTACAGAGACTGGGGCATAGACTTCTACGATGAAACCGTGGACATATGCACCAACCTGTTGAGAAATATAAAAGAACTTGTTGGAGTTTATCCAGCAAGTAGATCATATGAGAATCTAGGAGTGAATGCACACATATCTATAACCCCGCCACTGCCATACAAGTTCCATGTACACCAAGAAGGTTTGGAAAAAATATGGAGTTCAGTAACTTACATCACACCCGAGAAGAATATCGGGACAAAGATGTATGCCAAACAAACAGAAGAATCGTTTGTCAGTGAAGCTCCATGGATACCTAACAGCACATTTATATTTTGTGGACAACAAGGGCAGACATGGCATTCGTATGAAAGCGATCAAAAATGCAACAGGATCACATTTAATCTTTTTATACAGAAGACCCGTAAAAATAAATGTTTTATGGAGTTTGCTGATCTTGGAGGATCTAACCTTTAATAATATCCTGCAAGGCATTTACATCTGCATTGAGATGTCTTTGCTTTACCATATCCCAAACAAAGTTATCCCTGTTATTGATGTTTAGGTGTGTACGCACCTGCTTACCTGTGTCATCGAACATCTTCTTTGCCTTGAACACAACAGTTGGCAGATAGAGGCATCTTCCCAACTTACGTGCAACTTTCTGTGTGTACGAATCAACATGCCAGTGCCAAAAGAAAGGTGGAGCCAAGTAGCCTAGTGCATTGACCCAGTTCTTGTGTACAGCGAAATGTGCCGCGGGTAATGGCTTGTCTGGCCATAGTTTTATTTTATCTGTTAGGTTCAGTGTGCCTTTCGTTCTACCGTCACTAGGTACAACCATTAGAATCTTGTCCTTGTATTCGTCTATTTGCTTTTTTATTTTTTCATCCC